ACTGGCTTCATATTTCTGACGGTCTGTGACTCGTTCTAATGAGCCTTTTCCTGCTGAATGACGACCGTGTTTTGTTTCTAGGTTTTGCATAGTTTTAATTTCCGAAGTTTGCGTATTCTTTGTGTAATTCTGAAGCGGCTTTCTGATAAGCCTCTTTCGCTTCAAGTTCTGTTTCAAATCTACCTAAATGATATACCTTTCCGTTAGATTGAATTTCAGCTCTCCACTTACATCTACTTTTATCATAGAAGTAACCTTTTCTAGTATTTGAACTGTTCGTTTTCTTATTCTGAGCATTTTCGTTTTTCGTACATAATCTCAAGTTTTCAATTTTGTTACAATCTCTAACATTATTTATATGGTCTATGAACATATCATCTGGAATTTCAATCCCTGTACATAACCAATAAATTAACCTATGAACTCTAAAAAGTTTAGCATTTATTGTTGTTATAACATAACCTGCTTGATTTTTGGCTGATAAAATTGTATTTGGATATTTAGCGTTCCAAGAATTAGATCCTTTTATAGATTTAAAATGATGTAGTGGTCGTACTAACCATATTAAATGACCATCTTCGTATCTAACACATTGTTTTAGATACTCCAATGTTAAAACAAAATCATTTTTAACTTTAGTTTTATAATGTAAATGTGACCAATCTTTCAACTCAGCTTCTTTTCTAGCAGCTATAGCTTCTTCTTTGGTTGCGAAACTACCTAAGTTAATATCATGTCCTTTAATGTTATAAAAAGCGTGAAATGTATCATACTTGGTTTTTCTAACGCCTTTATGTCCAGACTTATTGTTACTAGGCATCCTTCGATTGTGTTGATTTTCACTTCTTGTCACATCTCGTAGATTTTTAAATTTGTTGTCTAAAGAATCGCCATTGATGTGGTCAATTTGACCTACAGGATTTAAACCAGTGTGATATTTCCACACCAATGAATGTACTTGGTATGAGCTACCTGCTATTTTTATTTTGGAATAACCACTTGACGATACACCAGCCACACTACCTACTTTCATTGTATTAGTACATTTCATACTTGATTCACAGCTAAAATGACTTAGAGGTCTTTCTTTCCATATAAGCTCACCCGTTTCTTCATCGTAGTTGAAACATTCTTTTAGATATTCTTGTGAAGGTAAATCTGCTATTTTTGCCATGTTTTGAATCCTTATAGTAATCGGAGTGTGTGATTAGTAGATAAACACGCAGAATGCTTACTAAAGGCTTTTCGAGTTCGATGCTCTATCTGCGTTTTAAGATAATACCACAAGTATGTATTTATGTCAAGCCTACTGTTTTACCAGATGTCATGCCTGTATTCAGTGATAGCAATTTGTATCTAAGCATATCATTTATATGGTCTCCTGAACCAATCACATCATCAGGGTTCTTCGGGTCACGGACACTATAAGGTATAATATCTATGAAATACTTACAGGTGTTGAATATAAATAGCGCAGGCTTATCTCGAAACGGTCTTTCTGGGGTTGTTTTAGCATTAGCAAACCGTTCGCGAATCTTTTTAACACCATCTACACGACTACCTGGTTTCTTTAAAGAGTCTAATCTGCGCCATTTTACACCTGGATAAACTTTATTACCTATTGTCACAGGTTTATCCATCATTCCTGCCACAGAGTTACCCATGTTGTTAGAAAAGATTGCAGTATCAGCTACACCAGGAATAACTCTATCGTAAATTCCTATAGACAATTCATGTTCAGTTATCATTTTTGCTAAATCATGAGGTAGTATGCGAGTTCCTTTGTTTAAATATCCATCAAGACAAGTGTATATTTCAGAAAAATAAAACAAATCGCCTTTTACAGTTGAGCGAGTTTTACCGTTACGCAAAATAATATCTTCACCATTACTTTCAGCAAAATATCCAATACTACTAGGACTAGATTCCCCAAAGTCCATACACCTATCTATTTTCCATTCTTTTGGAATATCAAAAGGTTCTACAATGTGAATATCTTTATCATATACATCAGCATACATCCCATCATCTTCGCCAACACCGTCCCACTGCCCTAAAAGCCACTTTTTACGGAGCTTTTCATCCCTAATTGACTCTAAATCAGCTACATATTCTGGTGATAATTTTGTATTTTCTTTATATGAACCGAATATATGACACTGTGTTTTAACTATAATTTCTTCTTTTTGTGTGCGAGGGTTAAAAATTTTAACCTCTCGTTTTACAATTTCTCCGTTTTTACCTACATCTACGAATCTACGTTTAACTTCAAGTGCAGAGCGTCCTGTCGGATTACTCGTGAGAAATATACACAGGGGGATTTCTGGAGGAATTGTTCCATCCTCTCTAGGGTGTTCGCTAGGAACAAATGATGTTCTATTTAAAGACGATAATAAATCCAATACTGAAAGGTCTGGATATTGTGAGATTTCGTTAATACCTATATACTGAAATTCTTGACCGTGAAGTTTTTGATAATCATTCTCATCTGCAATACTTCTGAAAAGTAATTCTTCCCCATCGCGCCAAACCCATTTATATTCGCCTTTTGATGAATAAAACTTTGCACCATCATTAAAAGCAGGAAAATATCGTTTTGATTTGCTTACAAGATCATCAAGCGCACCGTAAGTACGGTCTACAATAATACCTCTTAAATACCTACCATAGCCCATCCCAACTAGCTTCCTGAACCTTAAAATCTGACAGTCGCTCTTGCCATTGCCGCGCGATCCGCTATAGAGAATGATTTGAGCAGGACAATTTAATGCTAAAGTTTGAGAACCTTTTGAGGGTGTCCACACCACATTAGTATTACTAGGAACTAAAATATCACCATCGTGAATCTTATACCCCTTAGGAATCTCACCGCCTGTATCAGAAAGCCGTAAAACCTTACTCATCCTCCCAACTCCCTATCTCAAACGAATCCAGTTCATCTAGCTTATATTGTAATCTAAAAAATGACTCCCTTTTAGAATCCATATTCGCTAAAATATCATCTAAGTCTATGTCATCTATAAAATCAATATCGAAATCTTCATCCATGATTCAATGCACCGTTAAAGGGTTTGTGTATGTATCATAACTATCTTTATCCACAATATCTATCGACAACCCTAAATCAAACACAGAAAACAAGTCTATTAACATCTCTAGTGACACACATTTAAAGTTACCTAAGATTAACGCATTCATCAATCCTGAATCACGCATATTCTGTAACGCTTGTTTCTGTGTGAATCGAAGTGTCTTACTCGTCACAAGTTTATCAATGTGATTGATTAGTTGTTTAGACAGGCGATATGCTACTTGGAGTTTAAATTCTTCTTCAGTCATCATAATGATGCTTCCAATTGTTTATACAGCTCTGCTTGTTGAAGTTGAGCCATCTCACTCCATGAGTCAACACTCATTGGTGCAGGCACAATCATCACATTTGAAATTTGTGTCGTAGTATCCTGTTGAACCTTAGCGTCAAGACCCATCAGCTTTGACAACCTGTCCATCGCTTGTATTCTTGCAGCGGGAGGTACAATTTCTGTATTCTCACATTTAATGATAGAGAGTAACGCACGTTTCATTTCGTTCTTAACTGCTTCATCATCGGTAAGAAGATTATCTTGCTTAGTCGTAACTTCTCGATACCTATTCTGAAAATACTGTGTTTCAAGCCACCCTTTAGCCACAGAATCTGCATGGGTAGGTGTAATACCGACTCGAATAGCGGCTTTCTTAGCGTCTAGGTCGAATAAGTATTCTTCTAGGAACTTGTCAATCTTTTCTTTTTCAAAGTCTGAGATTTTTCTTTGTTCAAAATCTGCCATAGTTTATTGTTGTTTTGGATGTATGATAAGTAAGGCTATCATAATTTTAGGGGTGTTGTCAAGTTATTTACACATTTTGTTATGTACAATGATAGATGCCGATATGCCGAAAGCTCCACCAAATACAAAACATATTGATTCTAATAGCGTTGCGTTTGGAGCGAGTTTGAGCATGAATAGTTGACACAATCCGATACCTAACGATGTGATAAAGGAATGTAATATGAGTTTGTCCCGTACGAACTGTGACTGTAATCCAAGTAAGAACACAGCCACAAATGTCGAGCAGAATAGAATTAAACTAGAGTGAAGCATCGAGTTCTATTTGTTTATACACAGGTTCTACTACAATCGGAATCTGTTTTAATTTCACATTATAAGACATTGCTTTCACATCCTCTAAAGTCATTCCTTCAGGTGCATCTAAATCAGTAATTCCAATATAAGCGAGTTTTTCACGGTATCCTAAATCATTCATTGCGTAAGAATGTAGTTTTGGATGTGTAATTGCGAGTTTTTGAAAGCGATTTATGTCGCCTTCTTGTTTTACATCGTGTTGTAAGCCGAGTGTGCAGAAAGTACACATTTTATTCCACTGTTTCCAATGGCACTGACTATATCTTAATCTCATAGAGATTTAACGCGCTTCCAGTGGCAACTCATCTTCCACCGTACTCCCCAACGGGATAGTCGATACACTTCTTTTGTTGTTAATAGGTTGCCATCCGAAATAACCTGTACCTCTCATCATTCCGAATTTTTTAGCAGCTCGTCTAACTGTAGCTGCATTACAACCAACTAAAAGACCTATTTCTTTGTATGTTTTATCAGGATTTGCTTCAAGTATTTCTTTTGTCATTTTACAATTTCTAGTAATTTCCATAGCGTGAGCCGTTCTCATTACTGTTACTTTATTAACATTAAAATAATTTGCAATATCAGAATATAACATTTTAGAATCAAGCATTTCTTTAAATTTAGAAACGTCTGTAATAGACCCTATATGCCTACCATCTCCACCTGAAGTAGAGTTATACCCGTTATGAAAAGAGTCATATTTTTCAATCATAGAAATTTCTAATTCATTCAACTCAGACTCCAAAATATCGGAATGTAGAATCTCGTAATAGAAGTTTTTAACACCATGTTTGTTCATAGCATTATAAAGTTTATACGAACCTCTAGTTTTGGTAGTAGATGGTTTGCAATGCGCTTTAAATCTAGCTTGAACTTTCATGGTTGTTTGACCAATATACACTTTATCATTAACTGTATTTTTAATGATGTAAATAGAACCTAATTTTTCTTCCATAATAACCTCCAAATTTAATAAGTTCATATTATACACCAAGTAGACAAAATATACAACATTTAAAAAGCACGGGATTGTCTTTAGCATTACCTAGTAAGAGTTCCCCGTTAGCTTCGTCATTAGACGAAACACCCGCGAGTATCACGGTTCACGTTATTATAATACATAATGTCACCACTATGCACGGCTGTAATTATTCCAACCTGAACGCTCATATCCCATATCATAGACTTCTGAATAAGGTATATCGTAAAGTTTAATGTATTCCCAAATATCTTCCTCTGTCCAAAATGAAATTGGTGCAGAGCGAGGAGAATTATTATCATAAGCGTTACAACCCGTTTTCAAATAAGTTATCTTCCGTCTTGAAGATTCTTCAGTCATTGTTCCCACAAATGGATAACGACCTGTTTCTTTCTCATATTGCTTAGAAGGATTCTTTTTATAGATGTCGCAGCATTTCGCGCTGACTTTAAACGGTGCATCGGCTAAGAATTGCCATTTCGTCGATAATTTACCGTGACCTTTTTCGTTTCCGTGTAGTCGAATGTTCTTCAACTTATCTGAATTAGAAGTCTGTAAATCATTTACTTTTTGACTAACTTCTTTCGACACAATAGGGAAGCCGTAGTTCTCTAACGCTGCTCTAAACGTCATTTTAGGTTTTAACCACACTACGTTTTCTATAGATTTTACGAACTTGCGGTTCTCTGGAAACTCTAAACCTGTATCACAGAATACAGCAGGTACTTCAGGATATAATTGGCGTACTAGATGTAGCAATACTGTAGAATCTTTACCACCTGAAAACGCTACATAAACTAAACCTTCGTGATGCTCGTACCATTCTTTGATACGCTCATTAGTTAGATGAATTTTCGCTTTCAATGGATATTTTTTACGCTCTGCGAGGAGAGCTGAGTTATTCGCACACTCTTTAGTTTGAATATCGACGTTAGTCGGTGTCGGTTTATCTTTAATCTTGTTGCGAAACTCTTTAACTTCTTTCTTGTTCATTTTGAAACCTTTTTAGTTTATCGTTAATTTGATTTGCGCCCGAAACTTGACCTAGATAGAATACTATAATGTTTGATATAACGCAAACAATAAGTAGAAAAATAAAATCATCTTTCATAAAATTTACCACCAAACATAGCTAAGTCATTTGTCGTATCGCAGTAATCATGTATAACACGCTTTGTGACTGTATCGACCACAGTAAAGCAGAATCCATTAGTCCAATGGTGATAATCTTCCGTATAGGAAGCATCAATTGTGCAGCCTGCTCCTAATTGAACATGGAAGAATGAACCATAAGTGTAGTTGTAATCTGGAAATGTTAGAAATCTGTGGTGATGCCCGAAAATACTAGGAACACCGTGTTTCTTCACAGTAGGGTAGTGTCCTATTAAAAGGCTATCACCAATCACAATATGATTCTTCTCACTGTCTTTTCTGATACGCGATTCTTTGTAGTTACCGAAGGAAATTGTACCTACAAAGTTGATGCGTAGTTCGTCTAAGCGCAAAATAGCTGATGGTGTGATATTTGAGAACTTATCTAAAATGTCGGCAAAATATGGTGAATTTTCTGATAAATGCTTAAATAACCTGGCGCAATGGTTGCCTGATAATAGTGTAATTTCAGCTTGTGGGTTTAGTTCGCGTAGTTTCGATAGAAAGTTATGTACCCACACTAATTCGTCTAACGCACTGTGATTTCTAGGGTCGTGATTGTAATTCGAGAAGTGTGGAAAATCGAAAATATCTCCAGCAATAACTATATGCGTTGGCTGAGTCCTAACTGAAACATCAAGGAAAGTGCCGATAGTGAATACATCCGCAGAGGTAGAATGTATATCTGATATACTAAGTACAGTTTTGTATCGAGAAGTATTTTCAATCTTGAATTTAGTTGCATACTCTTTTAAGTCCTGTTGAATTAGATTAGTGTTCACATTAGAAGATGCAATAGCATGGGAAGCGACATGGGAAGTGAATTGTTTTTCTAGTTTATTGCTTCCTAGCCCCGCACATTGTTTAAAAGCGGAAAATGTCCCGAAGTGGTGTAACCACTGAGAATCAGGTATCCTTTCCCGCACACGTTTTCTAGTGTGAGGGAAAGGTAGGTCTTGAAGTTGTTTAATGAGTTCTTCTTTGGTTAGTTTATTATGGTTAGTCATATAGGATAGATTAGGTAAAGGGTTAGTTTGCGTAACCTATCATACTTCGCTTCGCTCGTCAAGTTTAATATCCAGTACGTTCGCAATGCGCGAGAAGTTTAATAATGTCAGGGAGTAGGTATTCGGATTCAAATTCCTTCTTTGCAATACGCACTAAGTGCTGGATGGTTTTATTCTCGGAGTTAGCTTCTTTGATGTATTTCAAACACATATCCGTGACTTCGTAAGGGTCATCATCTTGGAATAGTTCTACGAATTGGTTGTATTTCATAATTTAATAAATCCTATAACTTTAGTATCAGTGTAATCATCACCGTGTATAGATTGAAACGCATTATCTACCCAGTCAGTATCATCTAAATACGACCAAGCGTAACCCACATTATAGGGTAGCGGTTCTGGGTCGTCTTCAAAGTTGATTTTAGTGCAAATATAAGGTTTCATAATTTGTAAATGAAGTTCATTAGGGAATCTAATATCTTCGATGATACACAGGAATGGAACGTTCGATGAGTAGATGTCAGGTTCTCGACCTTCGGTCATAGTACATAGTGGTTCACAAATAGATGAGAATTCATGAGGTTGATGTAGTGGTAGACTGAAGGTTGTGAGTAAGGGGTAGATGTTATTCATAATAGTTCCTCTCGGTTTGGTTGAGTAATTGTAGCATAGGGTAGGTTGGGTTGTAAAGGTTTGCGATATGTCAAGTATGGGTGGTGAAATTGGTGATTCTAGGGTTGGTGGAATGATACCGCACCTAGTCGCTAACATTTCACACTTGCCAGGGCTAGGTCGTAACCTTTTGATTCAACTAGAATTTTAGGCAAAAAAAAACCGCC